CAGCTTGGCACCAGCTGACAAGAGATTGAGCTGTTCCAACCCTTGCGCTTGCTTGTCCGTCTGCGCGAGCGTTTGATTCAGGTTATCGAGTGCGGCCCGCAGTTCGTTGGCCGAAGCACCAGGGTCGAGGGTTTGGCGAATTTGACGATCAATGCCGCTCAAGTGACGCTGAGCTTCGCTGATACGAGTGACGATCGCATCTAAACCGATGCTATGTGCTAAACGCCGAGCGCGACTCAGTAATTGATTGATCGATTGAATGACGAATGAAACGAATTCGCTCACACTCAGCTTGAGAGCCGCAACAGGACTATCGAGCGCCGATTGAAATACTTTGCCTAAGGCAGTAAAGAGCGCACCAAAGTTACTGATCCGCGCCTGAATACGTTGCACGCCTTTGGTACCATCGTTGGCGGTATCAATTAGCGATTTCCCTAACACGACGACACCCAGTTGTGCCGTCTTAAATAGGACCGTCAGCCCGCGCCACGAGTTGGCTAAGAATCCCACGCCAGCCACACCCAAATCAACGGCCTGTGCAATGGCTTCTTTGAAACCGTCACTTTCAGTTGCCATGGTGTTGAGTTTTATTGCCGCTGCTTCTAAAAATGGCGCAAGTTCAATGGCGATGCGCTGACCAACGCCACTGATGACTTTGGTGGTGCGGTCGATGGCATCATTAGCGGCTTCAACCTTGGCCCCATCGATTCGGCTGAGAGCTATGCCTAAGCGCTCAGCGTCGTCTTGAAATGCCTCCAGACCTTCCGAGCCAATTTTGAGCGTATTGACCAAGGCAACGCCTTCGGTGTCGAATAAGCGCATCGCCAGGCGTACTCGGTCGCCCTGGGTGCTCACGCTTTGCATCGCATCAGCTATTTTCGCAAACTGCTGATCAGGACTGAGCTGCGCTAGGGCTTGGGCATCCAGGCGCAGTTCGGCAATGGCTGCTTTCGCTTCCCCGGAACCACGCGCGGCTTCTGAAACCCGTCGCACCATACGTTGCAGTGCGGTATCGAGTGTACCGCCAGTGACGCCTGCAGTTTGTTCCGCAGCGTGTCGTAAGCCGATGAGTCGTTCAGTGGCGACACCAAGCTTGTCACTGGTTTTGGCCGTCGCATCGGCAGCAGCTAAGCTTTGATTGATCCAGATAGCCAGGGCACCAGTGGTCGCCACTGCGACGAGCGTGCGGGCGTAGCCGCGCACCTGATTGCTGGTATCCTGGAGATCCTTCCCAAAGCGCGCTGTTTGTCGTCCTGCGCCGCGCAAACCACCAATGAATTTGGAGGTCCGCGCGACGAGATCGACCAGCAGAGACGCAATGGGACGTTGGGCCATAGGTTTATTAAGTGCCTGTTGAGTGCTGCGCTGTGCGTTGCTGTTCGTAGCGGTCAAAGAACCGCTCTAACTGGCGCACAATTTCCGAGGGCTTTTGTGGTAGCTTGGGTGTTTGTCCGAACTGCAACACGCAGTCGGTCACGGCATACGGTCGGCGTCCGCGTGGTCGGTGGAGATTGGCAATGGTGGCGACGATTTGTGCAGCTTGGAGATCACTCCGCAGGTCATCCCAAGGCTCGATGGTATAATCCGCCAAATGATCAATAAATTCGGCGTAGGTCATGGTTACAGCCAATTCACTGGCTGGCCGACCCATGCGACGGGCCAGCTTTAAGAGCCAGCGTCGGCGTGGGTCGCGTCGGAGTTTTTTGTTGCTGCTTCCACCGCTTCAGCACCCAAGCCATTGATTTCCAACGCTACATCAGCAATGCGTTGTAAGACCATGGCGGGTAACTTGGCGACGTCGTTTTTATCACTGGCCCGAAAAAGCCGTTTGCCTGTGTTGTCGCAGGCACAGAGCACGACTAATTCAACCAAAAATTGTTCTTGGTGCGCTGTCGATTCATCGACATGCGCGCCAGCAGCTGCGAGCGCCATGGCATCTTGAAAGGCGACACGACGCACCCCGATGGTGCCCCCGAGTTCTGGCACATCGACGCTCGCGGCAGCGCTGTTGAGTTGGGAGAGAATAGTGGATCGGTCGAGCATGCATAAACCTCACGTTAGGTGTTTCAATAAATGAGTCAGAGCAATGTTTAGAGCGCGCTGGGTCCGCGCGTAATGGCACCATCAACAGTGATGGTGATGGTCGCTTCGGTCACGGTGTCATTGGCAGCTTCGCCTGGCTCAAAGTTGGAAATAAAGCCGCGAAAATCCCGTTTGGCACCTTGTGTTGAGCCTTCAGGCGGCGGATAGGTAATGCGGATGGGTTCCATGATGCCGATGGGCGCTTCATCATCGGGATCATAATTGATGGTGATCGACATCTCGCCGACATTCCGCACTTTGCCGGGTCGTCGAGTCATGTGGGTTGAACCAAGATGTGTTTTATCAAGGGCCTCAACAGATTCTGGCGGCTCATTAAACGACCTGATTTCGGCAGTAAATCCGGTGGTCAGAAATTCAATGATCGCTCCGTTGGCGTTGAGATGGTCGTAAGACATGGGCCGCTCCTGCTAGCTTGTGAACAAAGCACGGTCATCAGGTCAGTTGCGGTGCGTATCGGTTAATTGTAGTCGGTGCGTGTCGGTCGTGGTTGTTAATGTATTTTAACGAGGCTTGCGAATTTTATGTTTCGCGGCTAAGCGAGCAGCAACCTTGGGAATTTGACTGCCAAGATCGCTGGCAATTTGCCGTTCCATCGTCGGTCGTAATTGGCACATGGATGCCTCCAAAAATGAACGCGCTCGCACGATGCGTCCACGGTGATGTCTGAAACCACGTTCAACCAGATGGGCGTATTTGACCGGGTCGCGCATCTGCACGCGACCACTCGACAACGTGACGGCTTGCTTGGTGTTGAGGCGTGGTCCGACACCAACCCAAACGGTGCCGCGTCGTTTATCACGCCGTGAGCGAGTACCAATGGATTTGCGCAAGGTGCCACTGCGATAGCGTTTTTGCGTCAGTTTGGTGAGTCGTTTTTTTGCCAAGCGGCCAACTGGTGCCATGCTGCGCCGTGCCGCTGGTGCAATGGCTCGTTCAAGAACCTGTGGCGGGGTATCGCGCAAGAGTTTACGCAATGCCTTATCGCCCTTGAGCGTAATGCCGCCTATGCGGGTCATGCTGCCTGACCATGAAGACGAGCTCGTTCCGTTTCAATAAGTTGGACATCTGAGCGATTAAATAACCGTTGGGCTAATTCTTTACGAGCTTTTTTGCCAAGTTGCTCGTCGGCAGCAGGCTTGAGTTGGTCGATATACTGCACCGTACTGCGCAAGGCGTGGCCTATTTTCGCCGCCCGTGTGCCCATCAGAGCAGCACCTGCTGTACCACCGGTTGCTAAGGCTGCACCACCAGCTAATAAAATTTCCCACCAACTTGCTCCCGCTTCCTGTGCGGCTCGTGCGGCAGCGAGCGCATGAGCGGTATCTTTTGCGGCACGCTGTAGCGTTGGTAAGGTTTCCTTGGCCTGTCCTAAGGCGACCTCAGCTGCGGTCACGGCGCGCAAGGCCTCGTCACTAGCGGTGCGTTCGGCCAATGTTCGCGCATGCTGCAGCGCCGTTTCAGCTGCGGTCACCGCTTGCTCACCTTGGGCGAGTTGTTGGTTCGCCTGTGCAGCTACGGCTTCAATCTGCATCAGCCGCTCACGGCTGATGCACCCTGTTAATGCGAGCATGCCACAACAGATGAGTGCGAGCATACAAAAAGTTCGAGAAAGTTTGGAATATAGGTGCATAGTTTTCCTTATGAAATTAGGTTAATCGAAAAGAGCAGGACAACGCAGCTTCAAAGTAGTCGCCAGCGTATTGTCGTCGGTCAGACTCGATGCGCGTTGGTGGCACGGCTAAGGTGATCGCAGTAATACCGACCATGCCGGGTCGACCTGCCAGGTGTTCCAAGTCTTGCCACACGGCTCCAAGTTGATTGGTGAAGGCATAGACTGCATCGACGTCATCAACCCCGCTCGGCACCACATCACGAAAGTACACCACGATTTGCCCTGTTGACTCAAAGGGTCGTCCATTCATGATGCGGGCGCGAACCCGCTCAAATTGGTCACCGAGATCAAGTAAGCACAGCGGCAGCGGTGGCTTCCTGCCGGTATGAAGAACATGGACCCGAGCTTCAGCAGCAACCTGATCAACGGCTCCGAGCCAGGCCTGAAACGCGCTGCTGCTGGCGATCATGCTGCGCATGCGGGCTAAGGGCGTTGATAATATCCCAGCCGCAGACATCAGCGTATTCCTTCCGGTAAGCGCAGCTCATCGCGCGGGTGTGCGAGATGCAGCAGCCACGTCCATTCGTCCTGCAATTCAACCAAACGAATAGCCCAGCGCTCGCCCTCGCGTTCCAGTTCCAGTTGACCATGCGGTTCAGGTAAGTCGCTGACGCGAACGACAGCAACGGCGACCGCAAAATAGGTGTCGATCCCAGCACCGTCTTGGTCTTCGGTTTTCGGGTCACGCCGTTGCCAAATGACTGGCAACGAGAACGAGCTGCCATCGGTTTCAAACGCTTGCACGGTTTCGCCGTGTTCACGCCAGAGCAGCGGACGGGCTTGTTTTTGAAAACGTTGTGCGAACGAAGAACTCATGAACGTCCATCATCCGTTGGTAAGCGGCGGTTATGGCGAATGATCAGGGTAATGTCGTTGAGCGCGGCAGTATTTTGCTCGACGGCATGCAAGAGTGTTTCGCGTACCCATGCTTCTTGTCGTTCAATCGCTGACGCCATGCGTTTCTCGCGGTGATGATCGCGCCACAGGGTAAAGCCAACCACTACACCAGCGAGCCCCCATTGCAGCCACACATCCGGGGTTTCAATGCCGATTGGTGTGGTCGCTCCCAAGAGCGCCAGCATGCCAACCTTTGCCGATGTTGCGGTCATACTCACTAGTCAGCATCTCCTAAGCGAACCAGAATATCCACGTCATTATCGCCCGTTTCTTGGACCGCTTTGCCCATGGCTTTGCCACCGCTGGCCGTGTCGCGGACCTCATTGGTGTTGAGATGCCAATACACTTTCTTGCCAAAGACAATTGCTTTGCCGGCGCCGATTTGCTTCGGTACGCGAAATACTCCCGTCGTATGCAGCACGCCGAGTTCTCCGGCTTTGATGCGGCGCTTAGTAATCGCTACCAAATCGCCAACCACCACGACTGAGCCAGCATCAAGGTCTGTGGATGGACGGTAGTCGATGGTCTTGCCGTCGTGAATAAACTGAGCTTGCATTGGTTATCCTTTTCCTGTCGGTTTATGATAGTATTGCTGAGCATGTTTTTTAACTGCCCGCAGATTTGACCCCGCCACGATGATCTTGCTTCTCGACACCCCAGTCGTGGTAGCCGCGCATTTGGACGCCCAAGGTATTGAAATCGGCTTCCGCTGATTCAACGATGGGCGTTTGCTGACCATTGAGAAAAGCAACTTCAATCACCGGCATTTCGCTGGGGTTGGCGAGTACATACCAGGCGCTGGTGCTATGGCCGGGGATATTCGCATTGCTCAAATAGCTGGAGCGTTGCACCATAAATTTACCGGCATGCGGATTGGTGACCATTTCCACTTTGCGGGCATTTTGCCCACCAGGCCGAACTTCGGTGGAGCGCATTAAGGTACTGGCCTGGACATTCAGTCCGTTCGGCACCAGTAAGATCGCTGGTGTAATCGCTAGCGGATTGCCATCAGGGTCAACTTGGTCGAGGAAGACTTGTTCGGCTTGCGTCAGTGCATCAATAGACAACGCACTTGCAGCACCGCTGAGGAGATTTTTATTGCCAGCGCTAAAGAATGCCGCGTTGTCAAGAAACGTTTTCCAAAACACCATGTTGAGTTTGAGCGCACCACCGCGACCAATGCGACGTGGAATGACGGTCAACGCACCCATGTCATCGTTGATAAAATCTTGCCGGGTAACGCTAAACATTTTGCCATAGGTACGCGCCTGGTTGCCAAACGATTCTTCACCGACTTTGCCGTGTTTGAGTTCGCCGTCGGGGCCGACTTCTTCGTACATGAAGTCACCCGTCAAACGGTATGACGTCACGCGCTTAAAGTCACGCACGCTGCGGATGTCGGCCAATGCACGCCAGGTCGATTCCACCCCTTCAAAACCAGCCAAAAGAAATTTATTGGCAACATTGGAAAGAATGCCGGGAAGGTCCATGGACGAGAATGCCGCCCGTAATACTTTTTGTGGATCGTCACGAAACTCGCGGACATAGACGCCATTAGCCGCAGCTGCCTCGACAAATAAGCGACCAAGGCCTAACCCGGTACGGAAGCGCTGGTGCGCAGCTTCAAGGGTTTGCTCATCATAGTGTTGTTCAATTTCTGGCAGATCAGTAGATAAACAGGCTGCCGCTTCCAAGACGGCGCTGGCCACTGGCTGATCACCACTCGTGATGATATTAGCAGCAGTAGGCCGCTCAGCGCGCAAGACTGCTAATTCCGTCTTGGTCGTATCCCATCCTTCGCTAATGGCTTGGGCTTGCAGTTGATCATGGCGACCAGCGCACACCCGACGAATGTCAGCGACGCGCGATTCTTCGGCGGCAATCTGCGCGCGGTACGCTTGCACCGCATCGTTCAGGTCATTGCCCTCATCATCGGTGGTGAGTGGCCCGGCCTGCGCTGGGGGCAGCGCTGCGTGAACCTGTCGCAAATTGGTGAGTTGTTCGTCGGATAAATCGGCCAAGGCAAAGCCCTGTGCCTGAATCCAGGTATCAAAGTCCATGCTCAAGACCTCCTGTTGAGTAGTTGACTGAGTAGCTGATGGAGTAGCGGATGCGGCAATGGCGACAGCCGTGTCATCGTCAGCCCCTAGGGCGACGAATGAGACTTCGCCTAAACGAGTGGCGCGGGCAATGAAGACAGGACCGGCAAATTCACGGCCATTAGCTTCGGCGGTCTTGCCAGCGGGGATAAACACCGCTCGCTGCACGCTCGCCGCCAGGGATGCCTGCCAAGGGAATTGGTTATCGGCGGCTTGGACGACCTCTTGCGCCACCGCGCCAGCGCCTGAAACCACGCCATTGACCATGAGTTGCCCGGCTTCAATGGTGACCGATTCGGTATGCCCGACGACCAATGACGACTTGTGATCTTTGAGAATCGGACGCGGTTTGGCGCTGACGCGCATGCCTGCCAAATCAACCACCACAGGATGTTCCCAGCTCGGCAAACGCATGGCTTGTCCGGTATAGGCCAACATCTGGAAACGTCGCAGCGCAGGTTTTTCGCTGGTGCCCGCATCATTGGCGGCAATGGGTGTCCAGGTCGCCGACCCAGCGATGATGTGCAGGACATCGGGTGTTCGTAAAACATCAGGCATGACTGGCAGCATCCTCTTTTTCTGGCGATGCTGCTGGAGCATCATCGTTCGTTTCTTGGTTGTTTGCTTCGGAATTGTCCTCGTGGTCGGCGGCTGGTGGTGGGGTCGCCGTGCTGAGGCCAAGTTCTTGCATCAAGGCAAGTTCACGCGCGCGCTGGCGCATTTGGGCTTCCCAATCTTTGCCCTGCTTGGCGTATTCGTCGGCCAACGTCGTGGTGTGGGCAGCCAACCGCGTCGCTTGCGCGGCGGCTTCTTTTTGGGGATCGACATGGTCATTTCCGTCCCAGAACCATTGATGGGTGAGGTCAACGTCGACGACACGCAGCCGTTGGGGCAGATAGCCCTCAATCAGCACGGCTTCACGA